AAACGAGTCTCCATGCGTGAAACCATATATAGTGGCCATAATCGATGAGTTCATAAACGCATCGGTCATTGTTGCTTTTATTGTTGTTACTGTACGTGCCATGTTATTAGTATAATTCGTTTTAATTTGTATAATTAGCTGACAATAAAATCAACTTCAATAGCCCAATATCCTATACCTTGTTCGCCTGATGGGGTTTCACCACCTCCACCAGTTCCACCTGAAATCGTTGAGCCGGTAGCCGGTTGAAGGCCTTTTGTTTTGTAATAGTTCTGAATCTTTGTATTCACCACAGCAGGCTTCTTTAGCTTAGTTCCGGCGGTTAGTTCTGCCGACACACTCATTTCATTCAATAGTGCAAATTCATAAGCAGCATCCGCAGAACCGCAGTATATCACTGCTAAATCAAAGAAATCCTGATTATCCAATACAATCACCTCATCACTCTGAACTATTGTTGCATAATCAATGTAGGTATCAATAACCGAAGTAACCAATTCAGCAAGTACCGTTATGGCTGTTGCCGGTTGCAAGCCTTTATTCTTATAATAAGCAGCTACATCAGCATTCAGTACAGACGCTTGGTTAAGCGTCTCACCAGTCACTAAATCATCCGTCACACTCAACCCATTCGCAACGGCTAACTCATAAGCCGCCTCAGCAGAACCGGCGCAAATAACAGCCAGGTCAAAAATGGATTGATGTTCAAGAACTATCATTTGAAAATGCTCAAGATGTTTTTAATCTTTGAAATTGCCGAAATAAACCAATTTGATTTACGGTAAAAAAGAACTACAATGATTATGATCACAACAACTACTATATAAATCCAAGCAGGTGTTTTGGTGGACGTAGTAGCGACAACCTTTTGATTATCGCTACTTTTCGCACTTGTTTTATTATTTACTGACGAGTCGGATTTAAAGTCCGACTTATCAACCAGGTTAGTTCTATTTTGCTTTTTTTCCTGCAGGTTTTTAGCTTCATTTCGGGTAACACCACGCTTTGTGGTAGTTACTGAAGTAATATGCTGCTTTCCTACCGAGTCAGGAGTCGAGTAATTAGTTGTAGTAGTTTCTTCGTTCACCATTTCAGATACTTGACCTTTGTCAATTGTCAGTTTTGAACTGTCAACTTTCAACGAAACATCGTTATTCTGAACGTTCGACGCTTTTACTGTGCTATTTTGCGTCGTATTCGTACGAGATACCGATTGGGCTTGCTTCACAGTTTTGCATCCCACCACGGTAATGGCTATAATTAGCAATAAAATAATTTTAGTTTTCATTTTTACCTTTTGGTTTAATTGTTGATATTAAGTTTTGCCATCCATCCGAAATAGCTGAAATTATGGCCGTTTTTTCTTTTCCCTTAAGTACCGAAACATTTTCAAGAATTGATGTAACATATTCCACAAAAAAGCCTGTAAGACATACAATAAAGGCAAAATCAAAGAAACTATCTGCAGCTATATTTATCCAATTCTTTGAGTTATCAAATTCTTTTTGAAAGGCATGAATAATGTAAAGTATCGACAGCCATATCAATATTTTTATCACACATCGCGAGAACTTGAATGATTCAAACTTTTGTCCTTGAAGTTTTGATGCATTAATTCCTGTCCATACCTCAATAACTATGGCTATGAACATTGCTACGGCTAAAGCCGGCGTAACTCCAAATATGTAATTTACCAAGCCTGAAATTATCGAAAGCGTAAATACCGCACCATGTAACTGATACTTATAACTGGGGAAAATAGAAAGGAAAAAATCCTCAAACGAATCCCATTCATATACTGCCAGAAACTTTATAAAATAGTTTTTCATACCTCAAAAAATTACTTATTCGTTATCTATTGTTCAAATACTCTAGTTGACCAACCTTTGTAATACTTCCACTGCGTGGGTTTCCGCTTGCAAATCTTATAATACTTCAGTAACCGTTCATACTTGTAAATGCGTAAAAAGTCGCTCGAACTCATTACAGTTCTCTGATTAAGAACCTTGATGCTATCGTTTGCTTTTGCAAGTTTTTGCCGATAGTAAGCCGTGGAATCACTTCCACGACTTACCTGGGCAACACAAGAAAAACAATAAACAAAACACAACAAAAACACTATCTTTTTCATACACTTAATTCCTTTTTAATCTTCCTAATGTCCACTTTCAAAGGGGACGAGCGAAGCGGAGGGGTTATACCAATGAATTTAATTTTGTTACCAAATCCTGAGACACAATGCCTGTCATAGCCAAACCCACAATCTCCTGTGCACGTTTTATGCCGGCTGCCGTACCTTCAAGAACTGCAGCATCAACTAATACATCTCCAATTGATTGATCACGAATACCATCGCCACCTACTTTATCCCAAAAATTCAACTTATAGAATCCAGTCACCAGATCGCTGAGAGTTGGATTAGTATAGCAGTTCTTTGGGAAGTTCTTACTATCTTTCTTACAAATGTCTATAATTGCCCAACCCGACCATTTCGGCCAGTGTACACGGCTAATACCCTTGTATGTTTCACCACCGGCATCATCCGGATCGTTTACATACCCGCCTTCATTAAGAAGGACTTTTGCGATTGCTTTTTTGTAGTCTGCCATAATTCTTATTTTTAAACCCCTAGGATTTTTGGTCAATTAGTAGTTATATTTAGCCTATCTTTATAGTCCTCGTAGTCAATACCGACACGAGTTAAGTGCTGTTTTATTCTCAATTCAATTTCAGAACTGGAGTACTTACTTCTAATAGTTTGCGTAAGTCCCGGTCCGAGTATAGGGTCTTCTTTAAAATCGCAAGGCCTTGATTTAAGCACACAAACAACTTCCTGATCAACACACGCACCAACCATTATACCGGAAGTAATCAAGCCCGAAGAATCACGAATAACCCTAATGGATAATCCCATGTTTTCAGTCAATAATATGCCTTTTCTATCCTTATTCATAATCTATTTTTTCCTTCTTACTGTCCTCTTCCCAAGGGGACGAGCGTAGCGGAGGGGTTTAATGCGTTATTTTACTGTCCTCTATGTCTCCAAAGTCCTCTTTATCTACAATCAAAGCTAATTTAGTTTTCGTATAAGTTTGTGCAGCAGCTCCACCATCTGACGGAGTTGCTGTCGGAGCTCCATTAATTGCACTAATTACATCATCAACTCTCTTTGTCAGCTTATCCAACTGCGTTTTCAATTCAGGCGTATTTGTCAAACCACCGTTTTCGCCTCCATTAAATTCTACCAGTTCCGTTTCGCTTGCATAGATCAACCAGGCAACTGATTCCTGGCCTTCCAGAATTCCAATGATACAATCTGTTTCAACGACCGGTTTCGTATTGCATGAACCGAAGCCCAGGGAAACATCATAATAAGCCAATTCGTCGCTCATTCCTTCAGCTTCCATTGTTTTTGCATCCCAGTCCACCGACTTGCATGTTACCCATCGTATTTGAGCCTGTGAATTGCTGCTTAAATGCCGTTTAAATAGCATCATGAATTCATCTGCCGCCGTTTCCAAACCCATAGTTGTAATTTTGCTTAGACGCGCTTAAAATGCGTCATTATAAATCTTTTTGATTTAGTTTGTCCGGCTACCCAATTTTGCTACCTGACGGTAACCTCCCGTAGGCGATTCCGTTCTCTTCACTGAGTCTATGTAGTAGCTTCCATTTTTCTCAGGATACAGGTTGCTGTACAAATCGGCAATCATACCATGCTCAAGTCTGGGAATTCCCCAAAGAGTAACATCACCGGTCAGTCCTGGCTTCATTGCATTAGCATATGTTTCTTCTACAATATGCTTAATTTCGACTAAAGTCAGATTAGGTTGCTTAATATGAATTCCGTTTGAATTCTTTTCACCTTTCGAGGACTTCAGATACTTACCATTTCGCTGAAGGCTATCCAAACTAACATATACCTTTTCAATACTTTTTTCTTTCAATGTATTTGAAGCCTGCAAGTCCAGGTTTATTTTCACATGCTTACCACCATCTATCGAAGTACGACCACAAACCAATGTTTTACCTCTGAAATAGGTGTACAACCCCATTTTCGTTTTAAGATCATCCAACACTTCAGACACCAGTTTACGCGAATACCTAACAGAACCTACGGAAGTATCATCACACAATATCGTATAACCTGGAGCAATTTCATGCAATAACTCTTTCAACGTACTTTTGCGTTTCGATATGCTGATCGTTTTACGCTTCAACCGGTACATTTCATCCTCACATTTAATGATAATAGGGAAACCGGTCGAAACCTGAAGTATATAACCATTAAATTCTTCGTACTCGTTATCATTATAACCGGCACTAATTAGAACCTGATCACCTTGCTGAAAAATTTCATTTACCTTTTGCTTATCGAAGTTCCGCATGTTGCGCGGGAATTTGATTTCAGCTATTCCGGTAAGCTGCTTGAATCCGGATTCAATTTCAAAAGACATTATCCTTCGCAATCGTATTTCAGGCCGTCCATGCGCTGCCGGAAAACGAATTAAACAACTAAATGCTACCGTCATAATCCTGTCAATAAAAAAGAAACATCACTAACTGCAGGTATTTCATATTGAATTAATCCTGGCTTTCCCTGAACAGTTGTATATCTCAAATCATCCAGATAAATATGAGTTATATTTCTCTGCCGAAAAATTTCACCTTCAACTTTTATAGCACCGGTTATTTCACTCAAAGCATCCAAAGCATATTGCTGTTGTTTTACTGTCTTTTGAAACTCCCTTGAATCATCATTCACAATAAGACCACGGATTGAAATTTGCCAATCATCCAGCCCCATCGTTTCTTTCACAGTTCCAAAACCACCGTTTGTTTTTTCTTTAACCGAAAGTTTCGGACGACTAAAATCAACAACGGTTGCAATTGGGAACTCAAATTTATTAAACTGACGCTCAGTAAGCCGGCCATCAACTCCATACACATAATAAGGCAAATCATCAGGAATAGCCCAAAACGTACCAAAAACAGGAGTACCGTACTGACTCAATCTTTCAGGAGTTTCTTCAACTTTTATCGAAACATTATATCTATCTACGATCTGTTTAGTTTCCTTGTCACCAGGAATATAATATGGCTGCCCAAATAGCATGGAAAGCATATTAATAGCAGTATCAATACCTATTGGCCTATAATCATTCATAATTACTGAAGTGCAAAGGTTGCATCTCTCAACCTGTCATTAATAACCCGAATTACTTTTTCAGCAATTACACTTACATTGCTACCATCACTCACTGTGAAGTAGTTTTTAATCTCAATTTTCTGGCTGATTGTTTTCACACCACCAACTCCACCACCTGAACCGGATAAACCGCCATTACTTTTCGAGCCTCCAAAATCAATATTTTTAGTTGAAATTGGAGCTATAAGAGACTTACTCAGAGAAACATCTGTTTTAGCTTTAGTTTCAACTACTTTTTCACTGGCCAGTGTTCTAGCCTGCATTTCTTTCATGTCAGGCAGCTTAAAATTACCAACTGCCGAAACAGCACCTTTAAAATCAAGCGTAATAAGCTTATACGCAATACCGGCTATTTGTCCAAATAGTTCCTTGAGATAAAGTAAAATAGGCCTTACTTTCAAATACATGTTTTCAATACCACCGCCCATTCCTGGAATCTTATTTATCCACATTGTAAACGAATCACCTACCATCTTTATTAAATTCCAAACAAGTCGTATAGGAGCTAACATTAAATCCCATGTTATTTTTAGTCCGGTTCCTAAATAACTCATAAAATCACGAAACATAACAGACTCTGAATAAAGGTTCTTGAAGTAATTAATCACATCCAACACACCCTGACCGATAGCCGTAATCACCGGAAGAGCTTTCATGCCCAATTCAATCATATTACCTTTGATAAGGTTAGTAATTTCATGCCAACTATCCAATGGAGTCATTGAGTTCTTGTACGCTTCGGATAATTGTCCCTGACTGTTGGTTGTAAAGTCAATAGTCTGACGGAACTTTTCAGCATCTTGAGTAGCTGAAGCAAAGAAACCGGCAGCTTCCTGATCTAATCCAATCTTACCAAAGAACTTTGCACGACTCAAATCGCTTAAACCTTTTGTTTTCTTTGACAAATCATCTATGATTGTTACAAGCGGTTTAATTTTACCGGTACTGTCATATAGATTTATACCCATTTGTTTGAACGCCTTAATTCTATCAGGGTCAGCCAATGCTTTCATTGCATTTTGAGACAGCGTAGTGGCGCGTTCCGACGTTTGTCCCTGAGCCGTAAGATATGCCCATGCACCGGCAGTTTCACCAAGTGCAAAACCTGCATTACGTGCCATTGGGATAAGCTTTGGTAAATACTGTGCAATGTCCTGAAATTCGGCGTTACCTTTGTTTAATGTGGCAAAAAGCACATCATAAACTGTATTGATATCACGCCCTGAAGAGTTCATTACAGCCACCGCCGACTTAGCAACATCACCTACATCAGCAAAACCCGCCTTAGCAGCCTTAAGCGATGGGTTAAGTACTTCAAGCGAAGTCTTTACATCAAGGCCGGCACTGATAATCTTATTAAATGAATCCGGTATTTGCTCAATAGGAGCAATGTTTTGTTTTCCTATTTCAAGAAGCTGATCAGATAAACCGGATAACTCTTTTTGTGTGAGCTGAGCGGTAACGTTCACTTTAGCTAAACCCGCCTGCCAGTCCAATGCCATTGTAGTAGCTTTATAACCAACTGCAACTACAGCTGCAGCACCTGCAGCGGCTAACATATAAGGATTAGCTAACATCCCGATGGCATTTCCTACGCCTGGAACCTGATTCTGAATAGCATCTAGAGCCTTAGTAGAATTCAGTTGTAATTTATTAACCGCATCTAATGGTTTCTCAACAGAAGCAGTTACACCCTTCATTGGTGATGTAACTTTATCTACAAGTTCAAGTATCCATTTCGTCGTTTGTGTTGACATTTCCGGTTAAAGCTGTTGCAATCTTATTAGCTACGCTAACGACTGCAGAATGAATAACATCGTAATTATTTTCGTGGTCAATTTTGTTCAGATACAATGATTCAGCATAAAGTTTGCGCCACTTTTCAAACTCAAGCGTCTCAGGTATTACTCCTGGATACGTTTTTCGTATCCAGGCATCACCCTGATAAATGACACTTGATTCAATTTTCTCAATTTCTGACTTTATGCTTTTTCTAAAAAACTATTGTATGGCCTGAGTACACCTTTCAGTTCGGCGGTAATACCCATATAAACCACACCATCCGTCTGAATACGCTCTAAATCACCGCCAACTACAAGGTTCTTAATCGCAGCATCAATATACTTCTGATTTTCGCCCTTTTCCACAAAGTCAACTAGCATTCTAACCATACTGGCATCAGGCCTACGAACCGCATAACTATAAAACTCACCCTTATCCACCATTTCACATAAAACAGTTGTTGGAATAAGCTCTTTATCTTTATAAAAAAGATCACCTTTAAAATCAAAATAGCCGGAATCATTAATCAGTCTGTCTTTTGATATGTGTTCACCCTTTGCGTCGTAAATATCACCGGTATATGTAAGTTTATACAATGGAGGCTCAACCATAACCGTCAATATCTTTAGTTTACCAAACTTACCGGTTAGATCAGCCAGTTCAGATGCCGGAATTGTACAGTTTTCTTTCACATACACAGCCAATGGTAACACAGCCAATGAAGTTGTAGCAGAAAACACATGTTCCGGAGTAATAGAAGCAATATAATGCGCAACAGGTTGAATTACATGGGCATCGATAACAGGAGCAAAAAATAAGGCCATAATAGCCACTAGAAGAAATACTTTGAATCCGAATGTTCGTTTCATAATGTTGTTTATTTGAATGAAAATTGATTGTTTAAATGCTGTTTAAACGCATCCGGTTAGCTGACCCATTTGTCTTAGTTCTACCGGATGCGGTTTATTATTCCCCTTTAGGGGTTAGGGGCTATACATTCCAAAGTATCCGACCACCCACAAACAAGTCAAACTTGTAAGCAATAGTCTTATCACCTTGTTTCACGGCCACACCACGTCCCTTGAACTTGCAATACTGAATAATATCGCGTGTCTTAACCAGGTCACGACTATATTCAGCCACAATGTTGAACGGCGGGATGGATGTAATACTAGCACCTTTAGGCAACGAAGCCTGAAGCAAATCAACCTCTTCTTTGAAAAGAGTAATCGAACACTTTGCTTCATAGTTTCCTTCAGTGTAACCAATAAAGTACATCCCCGCACCGCGTGCACCTTCTATTTCAGTGGTATCATCGTAAGTGAGTTCGGTTATACCTTCCACATCACGACTAAGCATATTAGCGGTCAGAGAATTCCAACCTTGCATAAGGCCAAACTTATTGACCAACGTTGCATATTTATTTACTTCAGGCATGACATTAAATTTTAGAAGTTAAACCCAAGTCCACATTGAATTCGTGGACAATATCACCAACTTGCACCTGGGCTGTTATAGCCATAGGCGTTTGCGCGTTCACATTTTGAGCCGGATTGATATACACGTCAACCGCATCAGCATTACCAGTATTCACCATGCTTATAGTCAACTTATCAATTACTTTTTGTTGTGTACCGCTAATCCATGTTGTTTTAATTGTACCATCGGCTTCCTTTGGCACTTTAGAGCGTACAAGCGGAATCAATGTTGCGCGAATAATACGTGCAGCCTTGTTCCAGATACAGTTGAAATTAAAGAAAGCGTAGTCGCTAGTCTCAACCACTGCCGTTGGGCAACCGGATAAATACCAACCATCGTACTGCTCAAACTTTCCAACATAGATGTAACCTTTGTTACTCAAGGCCGTTTGTTGTGCAACGGTCAGGTTCTTGAACGGAGTACCATCACTCAGGCAGGCACTAAGCCACTTACCAAGTGTAGCATCAGCAATACTGAACCCCTCTTCACCCTTACGAGCTTGAGGTTTAGTTTCAATATCCACAGAACCTAAGTCCTCATGCACTTTACGCACAGCCACCGAACCCAATACAGTACCAACAGCACCATGCGTTGCATAAGCAGCATTCAAAGCAGATTGTGCAGGGTCATGCATATCCACAACACTGATGTTTGGAGCTACAATCGAACGCATATCATACAGATCGGTACCTGTATTATGAAAATCAGCACTAGACGCTTTCGCTTTCCCTTCCAGGAACACACCGTCAATCAGTATCTTTTCAGTTGCAAAATCATTAGCCCAGGCTTGCAAGGCAAGCGCATCGGTATTAATTACGTCAACTGTAGCCGATGCAATACCGGCAATACCAATCACATTTCTACCTTCAACACCACGAATGGCCGACTTAATGGCAGCATCAGCAACCAAAGCAGTTATAGTGGTAGTTTTCACCACCGGAATCAAATAAAACGTGAATCCTGGGCACAACCTGAACATTTCGCTCAGGTGATAATGTGTCAGTTCAGCATTATTTGCATCCGATGCAGCAGTGATACCAAGCGTTTCGACAGTTGTAATGTCGAGACACTCAATAACCTGTTTGTAGATAACCTTATCAGCGATGGCAGTAGCCCCACATATCAGTACAATAACCCTATCCTGACTATCAGTGGAGCGACCTAGACCGCCGTTAAGTTTACCTATATTTGCACCCGTAAATGTTCCCATTATTCAGCGGCTTTTAAAGTTTCAAGTTTTTTTGCAGCAGCAGCAATCACCGTTTTGCGGGCATCACCTGCAGCAAGTTCATTCACTGCCTCAGCAGTTTCAGCAGCTTCGATAAGTAAAATCACCTCTTCAGCTGTTTTTTTCTCTTTGCTACCTTCGGCTTTCGCTTCGAAATCATCACGCGTAAACGTTTCTAACTTCAATTCTTTACCGTACGAATTCACCTTGCTGTGATTCTTTGCAGCAGCTTCGCTTTCGTCAGCAATAAACGCCTGACCGTCGCTAGCCACAATCACCTTGTGTGCTTTCGGATATCGTTTTAGGATGTCTTTTGCAACTTCCTTTTGTTCATCCTTACTCAGGATTTTTAATTCGGCTTTTGTTTCCATTATCTAGTTATGAAATATGAATACTAAGATTAATTGAAAGGGGAATAACCAAACAGCTTTTCGGGAAAACACTCCGATGCACACTTAGTAATTATTCCCCTTTAGGGGTTAGGGGTCTACGCTACAATTCCACTCACCAACGCACCGAATCCGTATTCGTACACGCGGTCAATCAAACCATAAACCTGCAATCTGAATTCAGACTTAGGATCAGCCGAATTGGTATCAATAGTTTCCGGTTTATACAGAATTTTCACACTGTCCAAATGATACACCGAGTTAGGAGCATAGAAAAACAATGACGCGCGGCGGTCAGTTGCACCAAGTGCAGCACCTTTGGCTTTCTTCACACCTGCAGAGGTATAAGCCAACACGGCGTTGTTTTCAAAGAACTTGAATCCCATAACAGACTTAACCTTACCGGTAGTCACATCAAAAAAGATGTTTTTGTCAGCAAAATACTGAGCAGAATCACGGTCAAGCATTAAGTCAGTTGAGTGCTCAGGGCAAAGAATCATAAAGTACTGGCTTTCGTCAGGTAAATTCAATCCTTTTATTTTTTCCAGGAACTTGATAAAGTCACCAAACGTTGCACGCTTACGACCTGTACCATCATCCGCACCGGTAGTTCTGAATACCGGCATATCAGTACTGGTTGCATCACCAGGAGCCAATTTATACATCACATGATCACGAATACCACGGCGCATAGCCTGAGCGTGAGCAACACGGGTCATATTACGTTTATCGTAATTTAATCCACGAATTTCAGCGTCATCCACTTCGGTTGGGTCAGTATCATACTTTTCCCAGGGAACAAAAGTTTTTGAGCCGGTCATCTTCTTAGCTGTGAATGCTTCAGTATTGTTCACATAGAACCCTACATTATTGATCAGCTTATTGAAGCGAATACCATCGGCGGTAATAGCTGCAGGGTTAGCACCTGGCAACACGCCCAAAAAATCATCCTTATCGTTCTTGAATTCAAGAAGCAATTGAGGTGCAACGTATTGATTTAACCAGTTGCCGGTTTCAGATGTAGCCATAAATTTCAATCTTTTTTTATACCTATTCACTCACTCCAACTGTCCCCTTTTTCAAGGGGACGAGCGAAGCGGAGGGGTTCGGTTGGTTTATTTTAATCCGTTACGTGTTTTGTAATCAGCAAACAACGCATCGTATGCAGCTGGCTTTTCAGTCATCAATGCATCCAAAGCAGTAGGGTTTTCATCCTGTAGTTGCTCAAAAGTCTTACCGTTGTAAGTAGCACCTTTACCATCCTGCGACGGTACAATTTCACTCGACAAAGCACTCACTACCTGAACGGCTTCAAGAACCTTGATAGTAGTTTCGTAGTTAGCTTCGAGCATAGTCTGCCAGTTGGCGCGAGTGTCCGCAGTAATGCGGTGTTCCTTTTCAGCTTTGTCAAGGGCTGCCTTGATGTTAGCCGCTTTTTCAGTTTTGTCCTTAAGCTCAGTAGCAGCTTTCAGAGCATCATAGTCCTTAGCCTTTTGCGCATTTTCCGCAATTTTGGCTGTAATTTCAGGTTCAGTTGCAGTTGCAGCCAAACCGAGAACAGTAGCAATAGCTTGTAAATTCATTTCTTTATCTTTATTTTGGTTTGAAATAATATCCTCAGGTGAGAAGTCAAGCGGTGAACCACTGGCTTTAATTGATGCGGCCAAAGCCTGGGTAACCTTAACCGGTTCTTTAATAGAAGTGACAAAACCCCACTCAACAGCTTCTTGTGCTGTCATCCAAAAATCACCGGCATCCCATTTAGTTTTAAAGTCAGCTTCGGCCTTTTTCAGTTTACTCTTATATGCCTCAAAATATGAACTGAGCATGTTTTTCACTAGCTGCAAATAATTTTCAATCTGGGTTGCAGTTCCCTGAACGCCACCTTGTGGTTGATGCACCATAAACTGACCATTCTTAGCCATTACAAATGTCTTAGCCTTTACCGCTAAAAATGTTCCGGCACTAGCTACGATGGCACCACCCTCACCAGTGTAATCTCCAAATAAATCAACCAGGATATTGTAAATCTCATTAGCCTGAATACAATCACCGCCATTTGTCATAAGATATAAATGGCAATAAGTTGCCCCGGCATCTTTAATAGCCTGACACCTTTCTCTGAAATCAATTGCATTGTTCTGATTCCACTCAGATATGTTTCCAATAATGTCAACTCGTCCCTGAGTTCCTTCCGCTTTAATACTAATTTGTAATCCCGGCATAAGCTTTATAATTTGTTGTTTCATAATCGAATCGGCAACAAATGTAAAGCGTTATTTTGCAAGATAAAAACCATAATTTCATGTACTTACAAATTTTACAGTACAAAATAAAATTCGTTTAGTAGAACATAAAATTCTTATTGTACATAAAATCATGTTTTGTTTTACCGCGTAAATAGGTACAACTTTGCATAAAAATCAGAGCAAAAAATGAGAAAAAACAAGGCTGTAAGAAAAAAGATTGACCGTAAGCCAAAACTACCGGCTGCCGAATATCAAAAGCTAAAGTTCACAGGCTATGAGTATGTTGTTATTCAGGGAAAAACCCAAAAGGAAACGGCTGAACTGCTAGGACTCACCGAACAGACAATTTCGGACTGGGCACGCGCCGAAGGTTGGAAGGAACAACGCGAAGGCAGACAACAGTCATCACGCACCGAAGCCGACAACATCCGTCAAATCATCCGGCTTAATTCCGAACGTCGCTTAGAAATAGAGGGAGAAATAGCAACTGCAGTAAAAACCACTGATAAGAAATTGGAAGGCGAACTACGCTCTGAGGCTAACCGGTTATCCGACAATTCAGCAAAGTGGGCTAAAACCCTGCGCGAGATGGAGAAAAACAACAAGTACTCACTTGGAGAACTCATCAACATGATGGACGATCTATTTACCGACATGCGCCAACACGACCCCGAACTATTTGAGAAAACGATCACTTTCCAACAATACTACATTCGCAAAAAGACACAGGAGCTAGGGTAACACTGTCATAACCGTCCCCAAAGTCCCCAAATAACAAACTATGGCAACAAGAAGAGTCCAGGATAAACTATTAGCCGAACAATACCTCGCTAAGCTTGATATTACAAGTAAGTCAAACGATGTAAACCCATTCGAGACTAAAGCGGAACAACAGGCACGCATAAAGCGAGCTATAAACGACGTTGTGTTCATGGTCGAAACATACCTGCCACACTACGCCACTGCCGAATGCTCCTACTTTCAAATTGAAGCCGCAAATGACATTGCAAAGAATCCTTTCACCAAAGAGTTTGAAGAATGGGGACGGGGTTTAGCAAAATCTGTTTGGTGCGATGTTATTATTCCATTGTGGTTATGGATGCGCGGTGAGGATGTTTTTCTTTGCCTTATGTCCGATTCTGTTGAGCGTGCCCAGGAACTATTAGCCGACATACAAGCTGAGTTAGAAGGAAACCAATTACTAATTCACGACTTTGGAGCTCAAAAGTGCGAAGGTTCATGGGAATTTGGTAATTTTTATACCCTAGACCAACGATTCATTGGTAAAGCTTTCGGTATTAAAAAGAAAGTACGTGGGGTACGTATCAAACACCGTCGACCAAACTTATGGGTTATTGATGATTTAGAAACACCGGATACAATAGGTAACCCTAAACGTATGCGAAAACAGGCCGATCAAATTGAACGCGATGTACTACCAACAATGACCGACAAGAAAAGAAGAAGGCTATTGTATGCTAATAATAAATTTGCAAGGGTGATGACACAAACCATTCTTCAGGAGCGTCATCCTGATTGGAAAGTAAGACAGGTGAAAGCCTACGACAAAATAACCTACGAACCTGCATGGCCTTCAATGTATCCTGCAGAATACTATAGGCAACAAGAAAAAGACATGGGTATTATTGCTGCTTATGCTGAGTATTTGCATGAATCCATTTTACAGGGTAAGATATTTAGCGAAAAGCAAATACAGTGGGGTAAAATGCCGGCATTAAATGAGTTTAAAATGATCATTGTTCATTGGGATATCGCGTACACAGATAATGATACTTCCGACTACAACGCCTGCAAAGCATGGGGTTTATCAACCGATAATAATTTTTGGCTTATTGACAGCTATGTCAAACAATCGAAAATGAAACAGGCAGTTGCATGGATGTGTGATTTCAAGAAAAAACTGCCAATTGGAACTAATGCATTATTCCAATATGAATCACAGTTCTGGAACGGTGAGGTTCAACGAGCCATTGATGAGGTGGAATGGGAATACGGAATCTGTCTAAATCTCATGAAAGTATTGGTTGCTAAAGTAAATAAGCTCATGCGTATGATTACAAAACAACCATACTATCAAAATGGACGTATTTATTACAACGAAAAGTTGAAAAGCCACTCAGATACTCAGGTTGGTATCATGCAGCTTTGCGCCGTGGAAGAAGGAAGTACCGAACACGATGATAGTCCGGATGCTGATACTGAAGCGTTGGAAGCTCTCGAAATATACTCAACACCAACTCGACGGGACTCCGGACAACCATCATATCAAACAGGTAAAATGACAGTCACTTATAACATCAGATAACTATATGAAATACATTGATGAAACTGACCTCGCATCGGTCATACAAGAACGCTTCTTAGACGAAAGCACCGCCAACATTGCAGGCAATACCGATATATTGGATGATATCGAATCAAAGGCCATTGAGTATGTAATTTCATACATTACCGGCAGATATAAAACTGATCTGATATTTGCAGAAACAACGCCATTGGCCAGCGGAATACTAAAGCAAATCATTGCTCAGGTAGTCGTTTATCGTGCCGTAAAACGCAACGCAGCGCGCAAAGTTCCCGAAGACTATGTAACACTTATGTCCGATGCCACTAAGCAGCTTGAACGCATTCAATCCGGTGCAATGTCATTGGTATCTATGCCACTTCAGACCGACAGTTCAGGAAACTCAACACCGGTTCTTTTCGGTAACACAACTAACAAAAGTAATTTCATTTAAATAGCATTTAAACACTATGGCTAAGATATTCGATAGATTTATTGATTCTGCAATCACCTCCATTTTAGGCAAAGCAGATAGCGGTAAAATATTCAGTGAGTACTATAAACGTACCGATGCAGCTAGCAAACTCGACTGGACAAAACAACCAACTAACTTCACGTCAAAAACAATTGATGATTGGGTTACAGCCGTATTGTCAGCTACTAATCCGTTAGACCCACGTCGCGGCTTACTTATGCGTTTCTTTGCCTCATTGAAATTAGACTTACACTTGCTGTCATGCATTGATGGCCGCATACTCCCTATACAATGCGCTCCTTTTACCTTGAAAGATAAATCAAAAAAGGAAGATGAAGAAGCGCATAAACTATTGGAAAGGCCTTGGTTTCTGGACTTGATAAAACTAACATGTAACCATGTTTTCGAGGGCACAAAACTAATTGAAATGATTGAGTTGAACGACAAAGGCGAATTGAACTGTGTAACTGAAATACCACAATCAAACTTCTTACCGGTTAAAGGCATTGTAGTTAAGGAAGAATATGACACTACAGGTGTATCGTATAAATCAGGAACGTATGCCAATTACTATGTTCAAATAGGCAATGACTACACACTTGGAATGCTGAACGAGGTAGCAATGATCATACTGGCCAAAAAGCTTGGACTTGGTTCGTGGATGTCGTATATCGAAAAGTTTGGAGTACCTGCCGTATTTGCTATTACCGACCGTCAGGACGATGCACGTGCTCAGGAACTATTTAAAATGCTAACATCATTCCGTTCCAATCACTTTGCCATTCTAAAAGGCAACGAAAAGGTTGAAATTGCCAAAGATACAAATGCAGATGGTTATCAATCATTTGACAAATTGAACCTATTTTGCGACAGTCAATTGAGTAAACGAATACTTGGAGGTACAGGCATTACAGATGAAAAGAGCTTTGTAGGTGCAGCCGAAATACACGAACGTCAGTTGAAGTACCGCATACAGGTTGACAAACTTATTTTCAAATTCTACATGAATGAGGAATTCATTCCGCGCCTTGTGAAGTTAAGTTCAGCGTATTCACCATTGGCTAACCTTACATTTGACTGGGATGAAACTGAAACGCTCACACTCAAAGAAAAGATACAAGCTGTAAAAGACCTATCTACAGCATTCAACTTTGACCCTGAAAAACTGGCCGAACTTACCGGTTTACCAATCACAACCGTAAAGGAAACACTTGCAGCCTCACCACAAGTACAGGAGACTCAAAAAAAAAAGCCTAATGCGTCCGTAGCGGGCGCACATTCTTTAGATTTCCCCTTTGCAAAAGGGGAATACCCGAAGGGGAAGGGGTTTATTTATATTTATGCCGCCACCTGGGATGCTGCCATTAGCCGCCTATCCGATCAGATATGGAGTGGCGAAGTAACACCTTCAGATTTAGATCGTGACCTGGTATTAAAGAACTACGCATCACTAAGCAAATCAGCTCAGGCAGCATGGGGTGATACTTACTTCGATGATGAACTTACACGCCAGTTCAGTGAGAACCTGTTGAAGTTCTCAGGTGCAAAATCCAACAACCTGATGCAGCATTTAAATGAACTTAAACGCACTGTATCCGACAAAGAAGCTTTCACGACCGAGGCTAAAAAATTGGTGAACCTGCATAACGAAACCTACATGAACGTAGAGCAAAAGTTTGTAGCAAACAAAACCAGTATAGCAAAAGACTTTCAACAGTTTATAAAGGACATTGACATCTATCCAAATGTAAAGTATCGTACAATGCAGGATGAAAATGTTCGTGATTCACATGCAGCCAATGAAGGTGTAGTTATGCCGGTTAATGAGTGTAAACATACACCGCCTTTAGAGCCTGGTTGTCGCTGTTGGTTGGAACAAACAACTGACCAGGTAACTAAGCATGGCCTTACAAACATCAATCCGAAATGGGCTAATAATCCCGTACAGACTGGCGGTATATTTAGCGAACAACACAGCTATTTTGAAAGCATACCGGCTAAAGCACTGCAGTTAGTTCGTGCCAATACTGAGCTAATGAAGCAATTTGCACCATACAATAAAACCATTCAAACAAGTGGAGGTAATAAAGTCCTCGTTAATGACTTTGCACACTTATCTGATTTGAATGAAAACGTAGAATCTGCAAAGAAGGTAGCTGACGAATTGAACAAAGATATCTATGTTCGTCACCACATCGATGGCGGTATTGTTCCTGGACAAAAAAGTCCTGAGCTAGGTATAGGTAGTCCAAATTCATTAGGAGACCTGAAAACCTATAAAGGTGAAAGCAATTTTGATAACTTCCTACAGAATAATATCAAAAAAGCCAATAATCAAGGTGCAAAATCAGTTATTTTGGACATTTCAAAAGCCGAATTTAGTCACTCAGACCTACAAAGCAGGCTATTTGGGTCACTAAAAGACAGCAGAAATAGCACTATTGAGCACGTTATTATCATTCAAAACGATACTGTAATACAGTTATCACGCAAACAAATAGCTCAAAAAGACTTTAAAAACGTCATTAAACTCAACGAAAAAGCCTCTAATAAATAAATTTACTAGAGGCTTTCGAGATACGCAGTCACGAATGGCTTTATATCGACGGCAAATATACAACAAAAATGGATAATACAAACAAAGTTCCTGATTTTATTGCAATGGCTAAAGATTTAACCGCCAATGCACAGCGTTACGCAGGTTCTGAGTCTGTAAAGTTCTTTAAAGAATCATTTGTCAAAGAAGGCTTCACCGATAGTTCATTTACAGCCTGGAAGAAAACGAGCAACCCAATGGCCGGTAAACGTATCTTATACAATAAAGGCATACTCATGCAATCTATACGCAAAACAGTACAAAACAAACAGCGTATTGAGGTAGAATCAGATACCGATCATTCAGAAATTCAAAACAACGGTGGAACAATTACCGTAACACCTAAAATGAAACGCTTTTTCTGGGCAAAGTACTATGAGCTATCCGGTAAAGTAAAACAAACGTCCACCGGTAAGACTTCACGTTCAAAATCCAATGTAAAGACAAGTGCTAAAGCTGAATTCTGCAAGATTATGGCACTAATGAAAGTCGGAACAAAGATAAAGATACCACAACGCCAGTTTATGGGTAATTCTCAAACAATGATGAACCAGTTCGATGCCTTTTGGCAGGGTGAAGTTGACATCGTATTTAAACAGCATTTAAACACTAAATAAATTTAATCATATTATGGAATACTGGGATGACTTATACTTAGAATTAGCTGATAAAATAACAGTTGAAATGCCCGAAAAACAACCGGATATACCTGTTATCGAATGGGTAGATTTATGGCATGAACAAGTAGGCTTCCTTACTGATGAGTTGCCATTTCCTTCACCTGCAGTATTTATATCATTCATTCTATTGAATGCAGATGATAAAGGCCTTAAAGGTCAGTTATGCAACACACAGGTAGATTTGTATTTATTCTATGAAACATTTAGCGATACTTACCAGGGTTCTATAAATAGATCAGGAGCATTAAAATACTTGAAAGCACTTACCGGAATGCATAAGCTATTACACGGTACTTCAGGTTTAAATTATTCAGAAATGAGGCGTGTAGGCATGAATCGTGAAGATAGCGGTGGAGCAGGCAACCTTTATAAAATATCATTCCAATGTAATGTTGATGATATGTCAGCCATGCCGGATATAACCGAGCAGGAAGTAAACGAAATAAGCCTGTCACGTTCCGATAGTCCCGATCAGGAACAAGACCAACCAGGAGGTTATGTTATAGGATAAATAAAAACGGATATATAAATCAATGTATATCCGTTTTTTGTATTATCTATATCCTAACCAATCAATTGCAGTATTTAATGATATTGCACGTTCTGAAGACAACTTAAGTACATTAATAGTTCTATCGAATGACTTACAGACATCATATACTTTAATTATATCTTTCATTTCAAATGCGCATGATGCATCAATTGCTTTTAAAACATTTTTCTGTAATAAATCAAGTTCCATATATTATTTCTTTTCATTAAGTTTCTGATAATATTCATTATTTCCTTTATGGTAGAATATCCTTGAGTAAATATACTTAGGGTCAAGAAAGAAGTGATTCTCAGACAAATCATCAAGCACATCGTCTATACGCTTACGTTTCACGTCGTATAGTTCATGGAATTTTTCCACGATTTTACGATCTCGCATCTGTATAAGTTCTTTCTGTCTCAT